GTTTCTCCAACATTTTTTGATATTGTTATTATTGATTAATGTAATCTTTTATTTCATTGAATAATTTATTTATAGCATCATTAAATATATCAATGTTTTCAAATATATTCTGTTCTTGAATTATTAAATTATCGGTTAGTCTAATATTATTTTTGTCTTGTAGTGTATAGTATATAGTATATAATGGGTTATCCATATCTGTATTTCTTGGATATATATTCATATGTAATGTTTTATCTCCAATTTCTGAAACACTAGAAATAGATTCATTCATTGATACATTTTTCGTTATCTTAGTATTGTATTTTTGTAATAGTTCATTTTTATTTATAAATTTTTGAAATGTTTTAATGTTTTTATATTTTAATCTATCTGCTTTTGGTGGATTTTTATATGTTTTATTTCTAATTGAATCAATCCATTTGATTGGTTTTATAGATAAAAATACTGCCTGAATCGGTTCACTTGGATGAATTATACCTTCACCGTTTTTATCACACACCCCATCATAACCCAGTTTGGTTAATATATGTCTCCATCTATTGGTTATTGATGTATTTTTAAATTCTGGGAAATTGTAATTATCGTATGCTATTGCTCTTGTTATAAACCACAATTGACCAAAATCGGAAGTGTTTCTATTGTAATAATAGTTATCTTCATCATCATCTTCATATTCATAGTCGACATCTGATGCTTCTTCTATTATTGATTTAAATCTATCTTGATTTTGACTACTAACCATTTTTGATAATTTATCAATGTCTCTTTCAAGGTCTTGTTGTCGATAATCATATGTTATATCTTTAATAACATTACTATCATCGATTAATTGAATCACCTGTACGAACTCTCTATCTCCTCCGAATGGTATTTTCATATCTAATGTTTCGCCATCAACCAATCCATTTTCCAAACCATATTCTTCCCATACTAATTTTAAGGGATACGTGTATATCCCATTGGGTGTGTTAAAATCAGATTTAGGATTAATTCCTATCTTATTAACCCTGGTGAAAGATATATAAATATCATCTCTATCCTTATATTTTTCCAATTCCTGATAAACTGATATTTTATCATTATTGTGTTTTCTTTTTTCTAACATAAATTGTTTCAAAGTAATCATAATATAAACCTCCTATATTGTAATATTTTCATTTATATATATTTATTTATTTGATATAAAATATAAATAAAGATATGTTAATAATATTATGGTGCTTTGAATGTTTAAAAAATTAAAAAATATGTTTATAAATTGGTTGTTGGAGAGAAAAACTATATCTATTGGAGATTTTCATAATAAGTTCTGTTCTGTAACACATACTAATATTTATGATAATGGGAAATTGAAATTTATAGAGGAGCAACCCATATTTAATAAAAATATATACATTGAATCAGAGGATAATAAGTATATTAGAGTTAATAAATCATTAAAAACAATAAAATATGGTGTTTGGGGTGTTGAGCTTGAAAATGGTAAAAATATTAAATGTGCTGATGAACATATTTTTATGGATAATTCAGGTTCAGAGATATTGTGTAAAAATTTAAAAGTAAATGATACAATATTAAAAACTAAAAATGGTAATTCAAAGGTTTCTAAATTATCTATTAGTAGTATTCAAGAGCATATGTATGATTTAGAGTTAGCTTATGATAGTTCTCACACTTATTATACTAATGATATTGTTTCTCATAATACAACAACTAGTGCTTCATTTATGTTATTTTATATATTATTTAATAAACAAAAAACAGTAGCTATAGTTGCTAATAAACAGGCTACAGCTAAAGAAATTTTAGACCGTATAAAATTAATGTATGATTATCTTCCTATGTGGATGAAACCTGGTATAGTTGAATGGAATAAAGCAAGCGTTAAATTTGATAATGGTTGTAAAATAATGGCTGCCGCAACTAGCTCGGATTCTATACGTGGACAGTCAATATCATTATTATATTTGGATGAATTTGCATTTATTCAGAAGAATTTAATTAACGAGTTTATCGAATCTACTTTTCCAGTTATTTCGTCATCTAAATTAGCTAGAATTATAATTACATCTACACCTAATGGTAAAAATCATTTTTATAAATTTTATCAAGATGCTGTACATAAAAAATCATCATTTATACCTTCTAGGATTAGGTGGGATGATGTTCCTGGTAGGGATGATGAATGGAGAGAAGAACGTATAAAAGAGCTTGGGTCTATTGAAAAATTTAATCAAGAATATGGAGCTGAGTTCGCTGAGGCTTCTAATATGGCATTTAATGCTGAAACAATTAGACATATTGAAAAAATTCAAGTAAAAGACCCATTATATAAGAAAGTTAAGATTGTTACTGGGTTGAGAGTGTTTGAAAGACCTAACAATAGAAGTAAATATTTGATATCTTGTGATGTTGCTGGAGGTAGAGGTAGAGATTCATCAACTATGATTGTATTCGATATAACTAAAGATAACGTGTATAACATTGTTGCTACTTATCAAAATGATGAAATTCAAACTATTGATTATCCTGAGATGATTTATAAAATTGCATTATATTATAATGAGGCATATGTTATAATAGAGAATAACTCCCTTGGTGACGGTGTAGCGAATGATTTGTGGTATGATTATGAATATACAAATATATATAGCACTGATTTCACAAGAGAGAATAAAACAAAGAAGACTGCTTATCACGAAATTGGGATAAAAACTAACAGGAAAAATAAAAGGGCTGGTGTATTATATCTATCATCAATGCTTGATAGGTTTAAAATATATATTCCTGATGTCAGGGTTATAGATGAATTATATACATTTGTTAAAAATGAAAATGACACTTATTCTGCAAGTCAAAGTAATCACGATGATTTTGTAATGAATCTGGTTTTATTTGCATATTTAGTCAAAACTAGAGAATCATTTGATTTACTTCGTGCATCATATAAGGATTTTGATAATGGTGATGATGATTTACCATTAGATGGAGTTGCATATATTGAGGGTGGTGTCTTTAGAAGTAATAAACAACAAGCAATTCGAGATTCTGATGATGAGTTGTTGAATATGTTAATGGGTGATGTTAGTACAAATTTTAATCGTGATAAATATAAGAATCAGATTGAAAATTTTTTTAAATAAAACTTTACATTCAAATAAATATATGATATTGTTATTGTTGTGTTTAATATATTAGGGATATTATATGATTTTAAAACAAGATATAATAGATAAATTAAATAAGATTAATTTAGGTAGGCGTAAAAATAAAGATTGGACTGTGGATTTAAATGACAATGAATTAGATGAAATTATTAATAGTGTTAAACATTTAGATATATATGTTGATGATTTTAAAGAAATTCGTGATTGTTATATTAATAATATTAATGTTCAACCTATTTGTCCTGTTTGTGGGGGTAAATGTAAATATGAACGAACTTATAAAAGTAAATATTCTGAATTTTGTTCTGCAAAATGTAGAAATAGTGATATAGGAAAAGATATAATTGTAAAAAAAACAAAAAAAACAAATTTAAAGAATTATGGGGTTGAATTTAAATCACAATTGGAGGATAGTAAAGATAATATTAAACAATATTGGGATAACTTGTCAGAATCTGATATAATCGCTAAATTGGAAAAAACTAAAAAGACAAATTTAGAGAAATATGGTGTTGAGAATCCATCACAATCTGATGAAATAAAAGAAAAAATAAAAAAGACAAATTTGGAGAGATATGGCGTTGAGAACCCATCACAATCAGATGAAATAAAAGAAAAAATAAAAAAGACAAATTTGGAGAGATATGGTGTTGAGGTTGTGTTCCAATCAAACGAGATTAAGGAATTGATAAAAAATACAAATTTAGAGAAATATGGTGTTGAGAATCCATCGCAATCTGATGAAATAAAAGAAAAATCATCAATTACCAATAGGATGAAATATTATAAAACTTTTAAATTATTATTAAAACAAAAAAAGATAGAACCGTTATTTGAAATGTCAGAATATTTAACTATTGATTATGATTCAAGCGTGAAAAAATATAAATGTTTAATATGTGACAAAGAATTTGAAAATAATAATTTGAACATTCAAAAGATTAGTTGTCCGTATCATAAATTTCGTTCATTAGCTGAGGCTGATATTGTAAGTTGGTTAAACAATGAATCTCCAGGGTTAAAATATGTGACGAATAAACAGATGTATAATAATGGCAAAAGATATGAATTGGATATTTATTTACCTGATTTAAATATTGGAATAGAATATCACAGACTCTATTTGCATAGTGAAGCACATAAAAATAAAAATTATCACAAAGATAAATATGAGTTTTTTAAATCTCTTGGAATTGAAATTGTACAAATATTTGAAAACGAATGGTTAAATAGTCAAGAAATAGTTAAATCGATATTGCGAACAAAATTAGGCGTGGTTGAACGAAAAGTGTATGGTAGGTCTTGTACCATTCGTAACATTGAAAACGATGAATATAGGCAATTTTGTGAGCTTAATCATATACAAGGGTATTGTAGTGCTAAAGTGAAATTGGGATTGTATGATAAAACTGGTGAATTGGTTCAAATAATGAGCTTTTCAAAACCTCGTTTTAATAAAAATTATGATTGGGAAAATATAAGAACTTGCACATTATTAAATACAATTGTTGTTGGTGGATTTTCTAAATTATTAAAATATTTCAAAAATAATTATCCAGGGTCTATAATATCATATGTAGATGTTAGATATTTTAATGGAAATGGTTACATCAATAATGGGTTTACTCTTATCAATCACATAAAACCTAATTTCTTTTATTTTAAAAATGGGGATATTATATTAGAATCACGTCAAAAATATCAAAAACATAAATTATCAAAAATATTCAATAATTATGACTCTACAATCACGGCACACGATAATATGCTTCAAAATAAATTTCTTAGAATATATGATGCTGGTAATTTAATGTTAACTATTAATTAATTACATTGTAAATAAAACTTTACAATAAATGATATAATCATCTTATATTTAAATCAAAATCATTTAAAATTGTGTTATAATTATCTGGTACGGTTTTTGCTTATACGGTTATGATTTTTGTTATTTATATTACGAGGTGCTATTATGAAAAAGATTTTATTTTTATTTTTATTATCGATGTTTTCAATTATTTCTTGTGTGGATGTTGATAAAAATGAAAAATCAAATGTTATTGATTTTGAGACTATTGATGGATTTGTTCCACCTGTTATAACTGTTGAAATTGTGGAAATTACAATGGTTGAATTGGTAATTGATGTGAAATTATAAAAAAACTTGACATATATGATATAATATGCTATAATATATATGTTATTTATTTTAATTTATGGAGTTATTGATGTCAAGGTTTGTTATTGTTGAGGAACACACCCACACTATTGGTAAGATTTTAACGTTTATTATTATTTTTTTGACTATTGTTGTTGGCATCTTTGATGTTGATATTAGTTCGTTTCCGTTTAGGGCTTATCGATTATTTTTAAAAGTTACAGGTGGTATATATTGTTTAGTTAGTGAGGGTGGCGATAGTTCTAATAATTATGCTAAATTAACATTATGCTTATCTAAAAATGAAGAATACGATGAAACTATAAAAATTGAACAAGATTTGTTTATTTTAAATAATAAAAAGAGAAAGGAAAAACATGATAGAATAGTTGAGAAAATTAGATTGAATAAGATTGAAAATAATAAAGCTAGATATCTAAATGATATTAATAAATATAAAAAAAATGGATTTGTTGATTTAAGAAAGTTATTGGGTAAATATAAAAATATTAAATATAAAAAACAAAATAGACAATATTTAATAAATGTTAATGCTATTAAACGTGTTGAATTTATAAATTTAATGAAACATATTAATAACACTATATATGGAGGAATATATATTACCGAAACTACTTTGGGAGCACACGCTAAAGGGGTTCATAGTCACTATAATGGTTATAAAATAGATATTAGAAGTAATGATTTAACATATTTAGAAATAATGAATATTATGCGTAAATTTAAAAGATATAATATATGTTCAACTTTTGAATATGAAAACACAGCAGAAAGTAAAGAAGTAGCTAATAAACTAGCAAATAAAGAATCATATAATATTAGGAGGGCTATGTATGTTGAACATATAGATGTCAACCTAGCTAAGGATGGAAACTGTAGAAATATATTATAATCTTTAATATATTTGAATCTTGTAAAATGATAAATATATTTATAATAATAAAATATAGGATATCATATGTCTAACAAAAAAGCAATAGATGAATTATTAAAACAATCAAATGAAACTATTCATAAAATAACTGTTGAAAATATAAAAAAACAAACTGCTTTTTTGGAGAGTTTTGTTAAAAATTCACACAATATAGATGTAAAAATCCACAAAATGAGAAAAGATGAATATTCTAAATTAATGAATTTAGAATATGATTTTATTAATAATAAAAAAAAGATAGCGTATGAGAACTATAAAGAAGAAATAGAGGCTCTTAGTTTACAAAAAGAACAAAATAAAAAACAATTAGAAGAGCATAAAAAACATTTATATGAAATGTATAAAGCTCAAGGTCATAGTGATGAATATATTGCTGATAAAATAAAAAAGTCAGTTGCTGACAGTGAAAAATATCATAAAGAAGAAATAGATAAATTACAAAAAAATATTGATAAATATAAAGCAAAATATAGAAAAGAACGTGAAGTCTTAAAGAAATTTGAAAAAAACACATCTGCATTGACTAGAGCTATGAATATGGTTGGTGGGTCTGTTGACGGTTTCAATAAAAATAATACAATATTATCTAATAACATTAAAAATATTAATAATAGCACAAATAAGTTTAAAACAATATTATTGGATTTTGAAAATGCATTTGATAGTCAGTTAAAAAAATCATCCCCGATGTTAGCTTATTTTAAAAACTTATTATTTACTAAAAAAAATAAAGATGAAAAAAACATAGTAGATATTTTAAAAAAAGGGACAAATATTAATAGTAAAAAAAGCAAGGTATCTAGTCCTAAAAATGGTCAAGAACAAGTTAAAGGTAGATATTCAGATAAAGAAATTGCATACATAAAAAAGAAATATAGAAATGCTAAATCAATACCAAAAATAGCATCAGGATTGAATAGACCAGAGAAATCTGTTAAAATAAAAATTAAAAAAATGAAAGAAAAAGGGGAGTTGAGGGATGTTGAACGTGTCAATCCATTTTCAATGTTTGAAGATGGGTTAAAAAAAATAGGAGGGATATTTAAAACAGAGATATCATCATTAGGAACTAAATTAAATAAGTTGAAAAGTATATCTACATTTAAGATGGTTGGTAATTTTAAAATGCTTGGTTATTTTATTGCATTGGTTTCTGCTGTTAAGTTAGCAAGTAAATTACCTGAATTATTTCAAAAACAATCTGAACGGAAATTTGGTAAATTGAAAGATGGTGAAGTTTTATCTGGTACTAGTAAACCTAATTCTAACAATATGAATGGTGTTCCATTTGTTAGAATTGGAAATTCTTTGGATAACCGTGAGCAAATGTATTCCAGGGCAATTAAAAAAGCAAAACTTATTGAAAATCCAGAGGAGCAAACCAAAAGATTAAAAGAAATAAATAATCTGTATAAATCAATATTGAAAAATAGGGATAAATTTAAAGAGACCAGTAGTAGTCCTTTCAGTTTTTTTGGAGATAGTTTATCTGATATAGAAGAAAAAAAGCTAGCTCTTCTTTATAAATTAGAAAAATTTGCAGGTAATTCTATTGAGGATGTTAATATAAATTCTCCGATATATAAAGATAGATTTGGGTTGAATTTTGAAAAAGTATCAACTAAACGTGGTGGGCTGGCTTCTAAGGAATATAAATTAAGTGGTGATATTTTATCTAATAAAAAAGATAGTAGAATTTTAAAGTTTATAGGTGAACACAATCATAAAATTTTTACACCATATGAACAGGCTGATATATCCCCAAATGCAGAATATTTAAACTCTGATGTTTCTATGCAAAATAATAAGGAATTATTACAATCTTTTAAATTTATTAAAAAACAAGATAGATATGCTGAATATAATTACAATGCAACTGATGAAGCTCAACGAGATAAAGCATTATCATTATTAAATGATGGTTATGTTATTCGTCCTCACGTTCCTGATAACGAAAAATTAGATGATATAACTAAAATACATTTAGCATATATTAAAAGACGGGATTCAAAAACACCACAAAAGCAAGTTTTACCAGTTTTTAAACTAAAATTAAAAGATGCGTTTAAACAACATATGCGTGTTGGTTTCAATAAAGATTCTAATGGTATGGTTCGACAAAAAAAGAATGAAAGTGTGAAAAATATAAGTAATGTTGGGAAAAAATTAAGTTCGGATAATAATGTTAATAAAAGTATAAATAATCGAACTACACAAAATATATTAGAAATTGAAACTAACAATCAACAAATTAATAATAATATGTTTGTTAGTGGTGATACAAATGTCCATTTAGTACGTATGATAAACGGTTTAACTGATAAATTAGAATGTGAAATGGTCTAAGTTAATCTTGTAAAATGATAAATATATTTATAATAATAAAATATAGGATATCATATGTCTAACAAAAAAGCAATAGATGAATTATTAAAACAATCAAATGAAACTATTCACAAAATAACTGTTGAAAATATAAAAAAACAAACCGCTTTTTTGGAGAATTTTGTTAAAAATTCACACAATATAGATGTAAAAATTCATAAAATGAGAAAAGATGAATATTCTAAATTAATAAATTTAGAATATGATTTTATTAATAATAAAAAAAAGATAGCATATGAAAAATATAAAGATGAGATAGAGACTCTTAGTTTACAAAAAGAACAAAATAAAAAACAATTAGAAGAGCATAAAAAACATTTATACGATATGTATAAAGCTCAAGGTCGTAGTGATGAATATATTGCTGATAAAATAAAAAAGTCAGTTGCTGATAGTGAGAAATATTATAAAGAAGAAATAGATAAATTACAAAAAAATATTGACAAATATAAAATAAAATATAGAAAAGAACGTGAAGTCTTAAAGAAATTTGAAAAAAACACATCCGCATTAACTAGAGCTATGAATATGGTTGGTGGGTCTGTTGATAGGATGGGTAATAATAGTAAAATTATCAATACTAGTATCGATAAAATCGGAACAGGAACTAGCAAGTTTAAAACAATATTAGGGGATTTTGAAAATGCATTTGATAGTCAGTTAAAAAAATCATCCCCAATGTTAGCTTATTTTAAAAAATTATTATTCAATAAAGAAAATAAAAAAGAAAACGATATAAATAAAATATTAAAAAAAGGGACAAATATTGATAGTAAAAAAAGTAAAGTATCTAGTCCTAAAAATGGTCAAGAACAAGTTAAAGGTAGATATTCAGATAAAGAAATTGCGTACATAAAAAAGAAATATAAAGATGTTAAATCAATACCAAAAATAGCATCAGGATTGAATAGACCAGAGAAATCCGTTAAAATAAAAATTAAAAACATGAAAGAAAAAGGGGAGTTAAGGGATGTTGAACGTGTCAATCCATTTTCAATGTTTAAGACTGGTTTTAAAAAATTGGGTGGTGTATTTAAAACAGGGTTTTTATCATTAGGAACTAAATTAAATAAGTTGAAAAGTATTGAGATGCTTGGATTGCTACCACTTTTAAAAATGGTTGGAATAGTTGGCACTGCCATTGCTTCTTGGGGTGGTTATAAATATTTAAAGAAAAAATTTGTTGATGATTATAAAGCTCCAACAGGAGCCAGTATTACAGGTGTTGAGAGTGATAATTTTAAAGAAACATATTCTAAAGTTGAAAAATATGAACCAAATGAAAAACATAGAACAAAGGTATTACGAAAACTTGTAACCCTTAAAAGTAAATTTGCAAAGAATAAGCATAATATAGCATACGAAAAAGATGGTATTGGTGGTGGTAATCAATTACATATAGACCAATTAGAGGCAGAACAACAAAAAATTATTGATGAAATATCTAAAATTAATAATGAATATACTAAAGATAATTTAAAGAATATAAACAATCCAGAATTTAAAAATAAACATAAAGGCATACGTTTTAAAAAAAGAACTCTCAAAAATGGTAACATTAGGTCTAGGGCTTTTAAGTTGAATCAAGATGTTTTAAAGGATAATAATAGTCAAAATGTATTAAAAATGTTAGGTAATCGTGGATATACTATTACAGAAACAACCAAGGGGTCTCACGAAAAATCAAAATCAGGAATTGACCACATTAATGGATATAAGGCAGATGTTAGAACTTATGATAAAGATGCATCAGAATTATTAAAAATGGTTGGGTATATTAATAAGCAAGATATTAGGGTTGCTTATGAATATAAAGCTGATGACCCCAATCAAAGAGTGAAAGCATTAGCATTGTTGAATGCAGGGTATAAAATACATCCACATATATCCAATGGTAAAAAGGATACAGCCACTACTAAACATTTAAATAAGATTAGAGGTATAGACAAACTAAATGATAAAAAATTAGTATTAAATACCACAACTGTTAAAGGTGATTGGAAAAAGTGGGGTTCACATTTAGATATTAATTTTGGTAAACATTCTAATGGTGATTTAAATAGGCATTTTGTAGATAATAGACAAAAACAGATTAAGCAACAATCTCAACCAAGTGCGGTAGGGAAAAAAATCCAAGAAAATGAATCTGTACGAGATAGTATTACAAATGATATAAAGAATAAAGTTAATCTTCACAAGCAAAACAGTACACAAAATATTAATAATACATCTATTTCTAAAGGTGGTTCAAATGTGGCTCTCACTAATGCTGTTAGTGGATTGGTTGATGTATTAGAACGAAAATTATTACCATCAGGTGAAATACAATTAGTTTAAAGGAGAGACAATATGATTACAACATTATTTTCAATTCAATTTATAGTTATAGCAATATTTATCAATATGATTGTTTTTTTTATAACTAATAGTGTCAAGGACTTCTCAACAAAAGGTAGAGGTTCAAACCCTGATTTTGGTTTACCTAATATTGCTATTCGTAATATTTTAATGGTAGTTATATTTATATTGGCATTTGGTTCAACTTGGGCGTTGGCTACATTGGGTGAGGTTGTATTAATTTCAAAATCTATATTTTTAACATCTTCGTGGTGTGCAGTATTATCTACAATAACTTATAATATTGGAGTTAAAGAGATAATGCAAGGTTTGAGATTGGTGTTAAAAAAAAAGATATTATTAGGTGGGACATCAACTTCTAATAAATCAATAAATAAAAAGGTTAATATTTCAAAATCTAAAAAATTAGAAAGTGAAAAAAACATTAAAGATTTTGATTAACTATTAAAATTATAAATATTTAATAATTAACCTTTGAGGATTGTTTTATGAAAAATAAATATGAAAAATTAAAAATAAAATATAATAAGTTTATAGATACTACTATTGGTAAAGTTATTATTTTCCCTTTTAAGACACTATTTGTTATTATGGCTGGTATAGGTTCCGTTATTGGTTTACTGTTCGTGGTGGCTAAAATGCGTAGCAATAAGGATGATGTTGACATTGATAGTATATCTGATAATATTAATGGTAATTATATTATCAATAAAGAGATACGTGAAATGCAAAAAAGAATAAATATTATTGATAATGATATTCATAAACACAATTATATTGACTTAACATCTGATGAAATTGAAATTTATAATGATTATTCTAAAAATAAAAGTTTAAAGGGTAAGAATATGGAAGAAAAAAAACGTATACTAAAAACTATTAAGAAAATAGGTTTGATTAGAACCCCAGATGATTCTATAAAAGATATGGAGGGATTATATTAATGCGAATTACAATGGATATGTTGTTAAAAGAGAGTGTTAATTATCATGGTAGGGATTTAGTAATAGTTGATATTCAACCATCTTATGAGCGATATATTAATTTTAATATTGCTGATTTTATTAAATGGTTGAATGATAATAGTTATAAATTCAATAAAATATATTTTCTTTTTAATGGTGAGGAATTTGGACTTGATTCTTGGGATGCTATTAATCATTGGTATATTGAAAATGGGATGGATGAGGTTAAGGTTTATGGTGAGGAATTTGAAAAAAATTATGGGTTTTTTAGGGATATGATGGATTCACAAGTAGACGATGAAGTCATCGTTAAAATTGGAAAATATATGCTTAATAACGGGTATAATGATATTCGTGATATTTCAGATGAAACATTTAATATTTTAATGGGTGATGATTTGGTTGATAATGATTATTATACATTCTATATCCCAGATGTTGTTGATATATTAGAATCTGCTAATAATCCTGTGTTGGTTGGAGGTGGGTCTAATGAATGCTTAGCTGAAATTGAGTTATTATTTCAAATGTTAGATATTGATTATGAATTAGAATATAATTGGGTATATTAGGGGGAAAAAATGAAATTTACAAGTGGTCAATTATTGTTAAAAGAGGATTATAAAGGTAGGGATTTATTAATTGTTAATATTCAACCATCAATGGAAAGTAGAATATCCTTTAATTTGATAGATTTTGGAAAGTGGTTACAAAATAATGGTGATGATTTTTATGATATTTTTTTCTTATATAATGGTCAAGTTGGTGAATCAAAACATAATACCGATGTTCAAATATCAACTTGGTATAATGACAGACTTGGAATTATAGATGGTTTTACATCTATTGCACAAGATATTAAAGAATTGCCTAGTTATTTTGATAAAATATTAGATACTGATTATTCTAATGATGATATTATTCGTTTGGGAAAATATATGACATCTAGAAATTATGATAAGATTGATGATATGTCTAAAGAAGAGATAATAAATTTAAATATTAATGAGGGGTTTAAAGAGGAACTTGTAAATGGTAAACACGTTATGAATATACCTTATGATTTTTTAAAATTAATTAAATCATTAAAAAACCCTGTAGTTATTGGTGGATTGGGTCACGAATCTATGAGAATGTTAGATATTATATTTGCAATTGTTAATAAAAATATGGATAAAAATAAAGATTGGTGTTTTTAAGGGGTGTTTAATGATTAATTTTAAAGATTTTTTATTAGAGCGTAGAACTAATATTGAGGATAATCCTAAAATTTCTGCATACGAGATATTGAAAAAATATAAAAATGATGATGATATATATATATCTTTCACTATAATTAATAAAGTAGGAATTAATCCTAAATCTGATTTTAATACCCCAAATGGAATATATTGTTATCCTATAAAAGAAATATGGAAAAAATACAATATAGATATACAACAAAGTGTAGGTGAAGTTGTCCCATTTGGTGGGGATAGACCTTATATTCAAGTTTTACGATTGGTTAATGATGATGGTTTTATTAATGATATGTATTACGATTATAAAATTGATAATTATGATAGAGACATATCCAAATTGAAAGATTTAGTTGATGATAATGTTGATGAATTAAATGATATTATTGAATCATCGAATACAAAATCTAGATTAACAAATAAACCAATAGGTAGATTTTGGTTTATTACAAGAGAAATAGCTATAAATAAAAATAATTCATTCAATATGTTTGGTAAGGGTGAATTAACTATGCGTTGGAATAATATATTAAGACAACTTGGATATACTGGTTTTGCTGATAAGTCAGGTAAAGGAATAATACATCCATCTGAACCTTTACAGGCTGTATTTTTATCCATTAAACCTGTTAAATGGATTGAAATGGTTAATAATAAAGATTATGATAAATCCAAAGTGGATACTACTAATAAAGATATATGGTTGAATATTACAAACAGCATAAGTGATGACCCTGAAACATTAAGTTTTGTTTCTAATGATGGGTTTGAATATAATTATAAATATAAGACACAATCAGGTGACTTTAAAATAACTTTAACATTGGAAAGTAATTTAGGGGATACTCCTAGATATACATTAACATCTTGGGATAATGATGATTTATTCGATGAACGAGTTTTAAATAAAGATGTTTTTGAAGATATAGATAAACTTAAGAAAATGATTATATCTATGATGAAAGATATGAGTAAATATAATGATTAATTTTAAAAAATATATAATAGAATCTAATACAATTCATAATGATAACCCTAAAATTTCTGCATACGATATATTGAATAAATATAAAGATATGGATAATATTTATATTTCATTCTCATTTGTAAAAGAAATAAGTATTGACTCTATAGATGATGATGCAATTCCATATGGTGTGGTGTGCTATCCCTTAAAAGAAATATGGAAACAAAATAAAACATATCAACACAAAAATATAGATTTTTTGTCTTTATATAATAAAGATATGCCTTATATTCAGGTAATACGATTAGTTAATGATGATGGATGTATTAATGATATGTATAATGATTACACTAATGTCAATTTTGATAATGATATAGATAAAATAAAATCTTTAACTGGTGTTGATTATAAATATATTAATAAAATTATAATTAATTCCCAGACAAATTCTAAAATAAAATCTCCTATTGGTATATTTTTACATATTACTAATAGCATTGCTAAAAGTAATATTGAATATTTTAATATTTTTGGCAACGGAACTATAGTTGAACGTTGGGCTAATATACTAAAACAGCTTGGATATAATGGTTTTGCTGATAAATCAGGAAGATACATATTTAATAAATATAAGAGGTTTCAATCGTTGTTTTTAACAGAACAAAATATTAAATTGATTGATATAATTAATAGGTGAATATTATGATTAGTTTTAAAGAATTTTTATCAGAGGCTAGGAGAAATCCTAATGATAATCCTAGAGTTTCAGTATACGATAAATTAAAACAATATAAGGATAGGGATGATATATATATTACTTTTACTGATATAAATAAAGTAGGCATTAAACCAATGTCTGATTTTAACACTCCTAATGGAATATATACTTATCCATTAAAAGAAATTTGGGAAGAATATAACATTGATAATAATACTGATATTGGTAGCGAGGTTCCATTTGCTGGGGATAGGAAATTTATTCAAATTATACAATTGATTAATGATGATGGATTTATTAATGATATGTATGTAGATTATACCGAGATTGATTATAACAAAGATATTGAGAATATTGAGAACATTATTAAATCTAAATCACAATATAAAGATAAGGATAATGATTTTTTAGATGAAATTGTAGGGAATGCGTTAAATGAATCTATTAATGACTCACCAATAGGGAGATTGTGGTATATTACGTGGAAAATATCTAAAAATGTTAATATGTTTGAATTTTTAGGTAGCCATAGTAATACACAACGTTGGAATAATATATTAAGACAACTTGGATATACTGGTTTTGCTGATAAGTCAGGTAAAGGAATAATACATTCATCCGAGCCTTTACAGGCTGTGTTTTTATCTACCCAGCCTATTAAATTAATTGATACTATTGATAACATTATTACTAATTATAACTCTAAAATAAAGGATGCTATTCAAACAGATAATTATGATTTGTTTAATAGATATATTAAAATATCCCCTGAATCTTCAAATTTAGAATTATTAAATTATGCAATTTATAAGAAAAAAGAAAAATTCGTTAAAATAATATTGGATTCTGGGGCTATTCCTGATAGTAATAGTTTATATTATGCGATTTATATTAAAAATTCAAATATTTTAGATGATGTCATTTCTATATGCAAGAGCTCGAATATTAAATTAAATGCGAAAGTGTTAAGTTTGGTTATTAGTATGGATGACGAAAAATTATTAGATAAAATAATTCAATTGAATGTTACATTTAATGATTATACTTTATTAGAAGCTGTTAACGTTGGAAATATAAATATATTTGAAAAACTTATGCGTTTAAATGTCAAAATTCCTGATGATTTATTATCTGCAATTATACACAATAATAATCTTGATATTTTTAATAAAGCTGTTGAATTAGGGATTAAACCTGATGTGAAATCTTTAAATACTGCAATTGTGGTTCAAAATATTGATATGATTAAAACGGTTATAAAATTAGGTGGTGAATATACAGATGCAACGTTGGATTTAGTTGAAGAGTTTAATAATAAGGAAATTAAAAATATTATTATGAAATATATTGGAGGTAAAAGTTGATGATTAACTTTAAAGATTTTTTATTAGAGGAGATATTAGCTGATGATTTAAAGGAATTATATAATATTAATTATAAATATGATATGATTAAATTATCTAAATTTAATGGGTTACCAAAACGAAGAGAAAATATTATAAAAAAAATTGAATTTGATGGAGTTATTGTTGCCAACTCTGTTATTAAGGAGTTAATTACTGTTTTTGAGGGGTGGTTAAGTAGGCACGATTTGGATTCACCTGTTAACTGGGCTAAAATTCGTGTACAAGGTCTTGATTATATAAATGATAATGTTAGGGAAATAATAGATGCTATTGAATCTGAATATAATGACTATTCAAAAATATTTAATAATAACTCATCTAGTCAGTTAATATATGATTATTTCCAGTATATTGTTAATAATAATATTATAGATAAGGTTTCTGTATATGATTGGTTAGGATATTTGGCTGATGATTTGGTCGAAATGTACACGGAGTATATTGATGATGATAGTTTTTCAACGGAGGAACGAGAATCATATCAAAAAATGATTGATTCGTTGGAGGATGGTGAATATGAATATGTGTTTGAATATATAGATAATGTTATTGGTCTCGATGAAGTCAAACACTATATTATTGGTGCGTTGGAGAATGCTGATATTGATAATGAAGATTTTTATGTAGAATTATATGAGTATATGGTTTTCCCTTTGTGGTCCGAGTACTGGAAAAGTCAGGGTATATCCGAAACCAGGGATACAATATATAAGATTAAAAATGATTTAGATATTGCTTTGAAATCTAAGGATTTATCTAATAAGTTTAAAGTTATAAATATTGCCTTAAATGCATCCCATCAAACGGGGTCAATGTTAGATTATTTTGAGGATGAATCACCTGAAATTGATAAAAAGCTATTGGATGACTTGTCCAATATGGATGTTACTAAGTTAAATAATGAGTTGAGAGTTCAAGGTTTTAAAGTTCCTAAAATAGACCATCAAACTTTAGGTGAGGATTTTAATGGTATTGCTGATAATTTCAAGGGAATTAATGATTCTGAATTTGAGGGTATGTTAGATGGTAAAACCCCACAAGAAGTTGAGCGTAAACAACGTGATAGAGAACAAGTTAAAAATGAAATTGATAGAAAAAATAAGGAAAAGGAACGCATATCAAACGAAGTGCAAAAGAATAAAGACGATATTCAACGTATGAAAAACAATAATAACACCAATGATTCTGTATTAAATTCATTATATGATAGAATTCAAACGTCTTTACAAAAAAATCAAGATATAAATCAAAATATTTTAGATTTATATAAGAAATTAAAAAATATTTAATTATCTATTATATCTGAATCTAACTGCCCAAATTCTTTTAAAAAAATTATCTTCATATCATTTATAAATTGCTCATTGGAAATTAAAAAATAAGATGTTTTCAATATATGTTTCATATTTAAATCATTTGGTTTTATTTTTTGATTATTTATATTAAAATCAAAATCTTCAACATTATAATTTGTTGCATTTATATTTATTGTTATTTTGGATTCATTATAAAACACTAAAATTACATTATAAACATTATCACTATGCATATTTATATCATCAATTATAACATTGACACCGTTTAGAATATTATTACTATTTAATAATGATAAAATGCTATCTTCTATTTTTGAAATTATATCAATATCTACACCATCATTATTGCCTGTATTCTCTTTAAGATATTTTTTAAAATCAATCATTTATTTCTCCTATATATATTTACCAATATTTATCAATTTAGAACTAAATATTTTTTGAAAAAGTTGACATTGATTATGGTTTATGATATTATATTATTTTCAAGAGGTTAAAATATGTCAAACAAGTCAAAACAATCAATAATAGATATATTTAATAATATTAGAGGAGCATCTGTAAAATGTTGGATGAAATATTTCACGGATGTTGAATTGAAACATATTCAGGAGATGCTTACACATTTAAATATTAATAATAACTCGTTTAGAGAAATTAGGACTTGTTATATTAATAATATATATAGTCAACCAGTTTGCTCGGTGTGTGGTAATCCTTGTGTTTTTGATAATAATAATAACAAATATAAAAATTTTTGTTCAATTGATTGTAAAAAAACAAAACAGGGTAAAAAGTTAATAAATGATAAAGTAAAGAAAACTAGCATTGAAAAATATGGGGTTGAACATTATTCTAAGACTATCGAACATAATGATAAAGTAAAGAAAACTAGCATTGAAAAATATGGTGTTGAACATTACTCTAAGACTATTGAATATAATGAGAAAGTAAAAAAAACTAGCATTGAAAAATATGGTGTTGAAAATGCATCACAATCAACTGATATTAAAAATAAGAGGGTTAATAGTAATATTGAAAAATATGGTGTTGATAACGTGTTTCAAAATGATGATATTAAGACAAATATAAAAAAAAATAATTTAAAAAAATATGGGGTTGAATATTATTCACAAACTGATGAATATAGAATTAAAACAAAAAAATTAAGAAGGTCTCAGAATTATGATATTTTTGTTTTGTTATTGCAACAAAAACAAATAACACAATTGTTTAATAAAGATGATTACATTGAATTTGATTATAATGATATTCTGAGGTTTAAATGTGAAAAATGTGGGATGGAGTTCACTTTTAAAAATGTTAAAAATCAAGACATTGAAATTATTAGTATATATTGCCCGAATCACAAATATAAATCACAGGCTGAGTTTGATATTTATAATTGGTTGATTAGTGAAAATAAAAATTTAAACATAATATTAAATAAAAGGTTTTATTATAATAATAATCATTTTTATGAAATTGATTTATATTTACCTGAATTAAATATAGGAATTGAATATCACGGATTATATTGGCATTCAGAGGCTCGAAAAAAGAAAAACTATCATAAAAATAAATATGATTTTTTTAAAAATATGGATGTTCAACTTATTCAAATATTTGAAAATGAATGGGTTCATAAAAAAGATATAGTTAAATCGATATTACGAACAAAATTAGGCGTGGTTGAACGAAAAGTGTATGGTAGGTCTTGTACCATTCGTAACATTAAAAACGATGAATATAAGCAATTTTGTGAGCTTAATCATATACAAGGGTATTGTAATGCTAAAGTGAAATTGGGATTGTATGATAAAACTGGTGAATTGGTTCAAATTATGTCATTTTCAAAACCTCGTTTTAATAAAAATTATGATTGGGAAAATATAAGAACTTGCACTAAAATCAATACAGTGGTTGTTGGTGGGTTTTCAAAATTATTAAAATATTTCAAAAATAATTATCCAGGGTCTATAATATCGTACGTAGATTTGAGATATTTTAATGGGAATGGTTATATCAATAATGGGTTTGAAAAGATTGGAGAATCACCCCCTAATTTCTTTTATTTTAAAAATGATAGTAGTTTCATACTTGAATCACGACAAAAATATCAAAAACATAAATTGATTAACATTTTTGACAACTTCGATTCAACAAAAACATCTCATGAAAATATGTTAATGAATAATTATCTTAGAATATATGATGCTGGTAATTTAGTTTTAATATCAGTCTAATCATATTAATCATCTGAAAATTTATCACTAAATGGGTCGTTTGGATTCCAGTTGATAAGTTCTTTTGATTTATCTTCAATATCTTTATTATCACCAATTTTAGGAGAATCACCTTCTATAGTATTCAATCCATCAATTTTAGGGTCACCAGTTTCAAGTGTCTCGTGTGAATAATCCCAAACAGTACAATTCAATTCAAAAACCATTAACTCTCCAAATGCAAAGAATGATGCACTTTCATTACAATTTGTTATTTTAAATATTTTAGGTTTTCCATTTTTTGCAACAGCTAAATCAAACAATATTAAATCTTCTGGTTCAGGACGTTCCATATCATATCCACACCTCGACATTAGATTTCTCCAAGTTTCGATTTCAATACTTAAAGTAATTTCGTCTTCCATTGTAAAATTAAACTTATTAAACAAATTATGCTGACCATCATAAGAATCATAATTTTCTAATAATCCTTTCATTGGGATAGTATCCTCGTACGCTATATTAACATCTTCTCCATATATACGGTTTAGATTTGTATTACTAGCTGTATTAGTATCTTCCCCAAACCCACCATTACCACCAAATGGGTCAGTATCTTGTTCAGATAGTACTTTTGGGATATATCGAATATTTATTCCGAATAGGTTAATTACTTGTGCTGTTAGTCCTCTATACGTTTTTTGTGTATCTTTGCTATTGTAAAGTGAATACCCTAATCCGCTCATTTTTAATTACCTATTAATCCGTGAGTTCTAAGTCGAGATAATAATGCATTTAATTGAGTTCTAAGCTCCGAAACTTCGGCTCGAAGCCTATCACATTCGGCTCCTGAAAAAGTCGTAGCATCGGCTCCTGAACCGCTTAGAGCACCTGGAGATGTTAACGGGGATACGTCTGCAACGTTAGCACTTCTATTACCAACCACTTGAACACCGTTTATTTTGTATGTATGACCTTGTGATAAATCAATATCATTTATAGT